ATTGTGAACCGTTCATCCATTCCCAAGCACCTGATACTGTATTGTAAAATTGTACACCTGATAATGAACCAAAACTATCAGCAAAATGTGCAGTATGTTTATCACTTCCACTTTCAGCAACCATATCAAGTTGATAATAACTTGCAGATGGACTTGTAAGTGGTCGTGGATCTAAAGCATTTATTGCATTGATTGTACCAAAGTATGGCAACGTAAATCTAAACCATCCAGTAGCATTTGCAGTTCTTGATTCAGAATCTGTAATTGTCACCCTAAATTGTTGGTCTGATATAACAAGCGTAGATTCAGATGTATCATTTTCCCATGCATTAACAGCTGGATTATTTGTTGTTGAATAAACGCCACTACCAACTCTTTCAAAATCCAAAGTTGTGAGTGTACCAGCAGGATTCGCACCAAGATGCCCTCTACCTTCAATTTCTGGAACTGTAATTGTTGAACCTTCAACATACCATGTGAACCCAGAAGAATCTGGCAATGAAGTTGACCCAGAATCAAAAGTGTTACTGACAGGTGTATTCGTAGCCCTTATATCAACAGTAGGAGACACAGAAGCAAAAAATAAATTTTTAAAATCTTCACATGTAACCCCTGATACTGGAGTACCATTTGCAGGAATTGTAATCGCTCCATCAAAAGGGCAATCACTTGATCCTCCAGAACCACCAGCTGGCACTGGATTTGCAACAATAACTATATCATAATCAGAACCTTCTAATTGAAATCTAACATAAGCTTCCGAATTAATAGTGCCGCTTTGTTTACCGTCACCAGCAAAATTCATAGCAGTACCGTCAACCCAAACTGCACCATCTATTGATGATTGTGGAGTTACTGTTACTGCACCAGTAGAATTTTTAATTTCAACAGTATAGTCAGCACCAGAAATATTTGGATCAGTTATATCATAACTAGTAGCCCACATATTGCCGTCGACATGTTCACCGAAGAAATAATTTGTATTATTTGACATTATTATTTAATTATTTTTTAATTGATTTTCTTACTCTTTTTTTAGGTTTTTCTTCATTTTTCTTGATTGATTCTTCATTTTCCAAAATAACTTCTTCAATTTCTTTTTCTTCTATTTTTTTCTCTTTAATAGGCTCGATTTTAGCCACTTTTTTAGGTTTTTCGACTACTTGTTCGGCTTTCACCTCAAGTACCTTAGGATGTCGAATACATGCGTCTTGTAGTGAACCGTTTTCAGTTTCAAGTTTTCCTGTTAAAAAATCATAAAATTTATGTTTTTTATCTTCTAAATAGAAAACACGTGTCTTAATTGGTGCTGTAAATACTCTTTTACTCATATTTTAAAATTAATAAATTCGTTTCTCGTTTTAATTATATCATAAAAAAAGCCCCCACTAAGTGGGAGCAATTTCCTAAAAGCCGTAATTAAACAACTTGTAAGTTTTCGATAACGATTCCGTTTGCTTTAGCGTTTACAAATTTCATTGTAAATTCACCAATCATACCTCTTCGTATACCATCATATCCAGCAGGTGTTGAATCTAATTCAAACCAATCTCTATCAATCATAGGCACTAATTTAACAGCATCTGTGTTTAATAGAATGATCTTGTCTTTGTCCATGTTTTCGTCAACAATAATTTGCATCATTGCTCCACCATTTGTTCCAGCAAGATCTGTTTGTAAGAAGTTAACATATGAACCAGTAGTTGTTTCAGGTCGCATAACTACAGGATTGTTTCCTGATACATTAAATGCAGAAATCTTCCTAGCTTGTTCTTTACCACATACTAATACTTTTAAAGAGTTTTCTAGTCCTCCATTAGAAGCTACTTCGGAACTTGCATCATTTATCATGTCGATAGTGATAGCTGTTCCTGCAGCGTCTTTAGCAGCACCTTGAGCTTCAAGCATTGTAACAATACCATTCATTCGCCCTCTATGAGTTGCGTCTCTTTCTTCACCAATACCTTTAAGAATTGATTTTCCAAGTTGTCGGTTTAGTTTTTCAACTAAATCTTTTAATTGGAAACTATCCCACATTACAGGTGCTTTTCTAGCATTGTTTCCTAGTGCATATAATGCAGTTGAATCAAGTGTTCCAACCCATTTAACATCATTTCGGAAAATTTCAGTATAGTTTTTTTGTGTGTAAGGTTTTACATTAGCTTTTTCATTAGCAAGTGACCCCATTTCTTCAGGTCGTGATACTAGACCAACTTTAGAATCAGCTTCGATTTCTTCATCTGTTCCGATTCTTTCAATTGTTAAAGTATTACCAGCAATTGATAAAACTTTTGTTTGTACTGTGTAAGAACCATATGGTCGTACTGCAGAACTTGCAGGTCGTTCAAATTCAAGAATCATTCCTTCAACAATTCCAGTTGCATCAACTACATCTATAGTTGCAGCACCAATTGCAGATGCAGTACCTCCTACTATCCATGATAATGGAGCAGAAACATATTCAGTCCATGTATATGTTGGATCATTTGCGTATTCACCAGAAGATACTCTTCCGATAAGTCCTAATAACGTAGGTCGTTGTAAAAGAATCTCGTTGAAAGTTTCAACTCTCTCCATAACTCTATCTCCTACGAAATCATTTGGATTTTGATTGTAAGTCATTTTTTTAAATAGTTAATTAATTGTAATTAATCTATTGTTGGAATTTCAAGCCCCTTAACTCTTAATATATCCCTATAATATTGTGCTTGTGCTATATTCCCGCTTTTTTTAGCGTCTTTATATAATGCAGCAATATTACTATCCTTTGACGTATTTGCTTTTGCATTTCCGTCAGGGAATTTATTTACACTAGTTTGTTTAGGGGAAAACTTCGCCAATAGACCGTTTAATATTTCCTCTTGCTTGTCGAGTGGTCGCCCATCAATAGCCATTTTTGCGATAGCCTTGTCTTCATCTGATAAACTTTCCATTTTTGCATTTATGCCGTCTTGTAGTCGTTTTTCATATGTTTCAAGCTTTTCCGCTAGAGTCGTCTTGCTAGCTCTAAGTTCTTCCAGTTCACTATTTGATTTTTCATATAGTTCTTGGTATTTCCCTTGCTCCGCAAGCCGCGCCTCCTCAGCTTTTTGTTGTGCTTCACGTATTTCTTGCAATTGTTCCTCAATCGCTCTACGCTTTTCTCGTTCAAGTCTTAATGCAACGGTTAAATCACCTTTTTTATCAGAATTATTATCATTTTTAGGTGTTGCCATTGATTGATCATTGTTTATCGCGTTTTGACCTGCCGCGTCGTTTTGAACTGTTACGTCGTCCATAATTTTACGTTATTGATTAAGTAGCAATTACATTATAAGTTATTTTTTTTAGTTTGTACAATATCACATTTATATAACTAAAACACATACCAAAAAGACTACCGCTCCAAGTAGTCTTTTTAGCAAATGAAAACCGTCTATGTTATCTATAGTTTACTTCTTTTTATCCTTTTTTGCAATATCTTTGTTTAGTTTTGCCTTTGCTTTCAAATCTTTTAGTTGTGCTTCTAGTGCTTCAATTAATCTTTTGTCATATTCAGCTTTTGCTTCCTTTACTTCGTCTAATTTTTCTGTAAATACTTTTTCAAAACCATCTAAAAATGCAATTGGTTCAAAATCATCATGTTTCCCGTTTTCAACTCTTAAACTAAATGCACTTGGAGCAATTGATATTACAATCTCACTACCGTGTGCAATATGTACAGCTGCAAAGTTTGGATCAATGTACAATTTATAATACTCATCAATTTGAGACGCAGCCCCTTCTTTAAATGCACCCCTGTACTCTTTCAGCATTTCGTAAAGTTTTAATGCTCTTTTTTCTGTCTTTTTAATATCCATACTTTTTTTAGTTATATATTAAGTATTTAATAGTGCAATTTGTGCGATTTTTAATAATGCTATAACAGTCAACCCATACAACACAAATAAAGGGTAAATTTTAAATGTTGTACTAGTCCGCGCTTGTATTATCGCTTGCTTTGCATTCTTTGGCAAATCTTTAAATTTAATTTTTGTTACCATGATTATTTTTTATTAATTTTTTCCTTGTAAGGTTTTACCGTTGATCTACACCCAACGTGCATAGGTGGAAGTTGATCAGTCAATATATTTCTTATTTTACCGTCTAAACTGGCGCAAATCTCTGTTGTTCTGTTATCCATTACTGATACGTGTATCACTTTTAAAATATCTAAATTTAAAAGTGTACTACGTTGACCTGCTACGTATCCACTATATAGAGAATCGCCAACTATTACACGCGTTAAACCTTTTGTTTTAATCCTTTGCCCTTTAGAATTTTGAAATGCTAACTTTTTTTTTAGTTTCTTGCCATATGCGAAACGCTCTTGTGCATTGTCTATTCCTAGTCCTGTTTCTCTATATTGTTTCAATGCTTCTGATACTATCAATGTATCTGCTTTTACCTTGTAACCGTTAAGCATTCCAATTGCCTTTTGTTGTGCTTGTTCTGTTATTATTTCAAGTTCTTTCTTTTGTGCTGTTGTCAACCTTTTAGGCGTTTTATTTAATGCTTTGTAAATATTATCTTTACCGTTCTTATAAAGGTTATATTGTGCTTTGTTAACTATACTTTCGTTACGTTTAGCAATACTTTTGAACTTCTCATTGATCAGTCGTTTCTTTTGAGATAATGCCATTGTACTTGTAGCAATTAATAAAGCATACGTGATAAACTCATCAAAGTTCTTGCTTAATTCTGATACCGCTTGTTTTTCTTCAAGTTTATACATTAGTGCTTGTTTCCATTAATGAATCTAAATCTACATCTGCGTTTGCTTTGTTTATTAGTGCTAATTCTTTCATGGCTTCTTCTTCGCTTATATCCTGATACCGCATAATCGCTTTAATATCACTTATAAGGCAACTACCTTTTGCAATCTCAAGTTCTTTAGCTTCGTCTAGTTTGTTAGTAGGAAAAATTGAATCCCAATCAATAGACAACTCATCAACCCTAACCCCCATTTTCTCTAATCCTTCTTGCACTTCGTTCAACATATTAACAAAAACCTTTCTACTGTTTTCTATACGTTTAATGAATTTTGATAGTTTCAACTGTTTAGCCGTCGCACTCTCTGCACCACCCGCACTCTTAAGCCCCAAAAAATCTACTGGGATTCCTGTAATTGCTGATATTTGCCTTGTTACTGTTTCGAAATACTCAAAGAAATGACTAATCATTTTATTATCATTCGTCAAATACGTTGGTATATGTTCACCAGCCGCAACCGTTATAACTTCTTCATTTCTTACGCTAAAACTCTCGTTTGGATTGAGTGGCCTATTGCTTTGTGGTACTGTGATTTTTGCTTGTAAGTGTTTAAAAAATTGGTCTTGTAAGTTAAACAAATTCATCTCAAGACTACGCGCTAGTGGTAAAACCTCTTCAATTAAAGAAGTGCCGTAAAACCCTTTTCCGATAGACCCTACAACTATCGGATTAAAATCAAACCCTGTTGTTTCCTCTTCTTTCAAATCTTCCGTTTCTGCAAGTGTATTCAATGGTACAAGCGCACCGTCTAAAGTATGTTTAATATCACCCTTAACATCTACAGATAAAGTGTTTTTTAAAAGATAAAGCTCATTTGTTATATTTCCAAGTGTATAAGTTCTTTTTAAAACGTATGTTTGGATTTTGTCGTTTGATTCCTTTTGAAAGTACGTCAATATAATCTCTTCGCCGTCGTTACCTCTAACATAAGAATCAGGCGAAACCTCTTTTATATAATAACCTAGCTCTTCGCTCTCATCTAAACCATACGTATAAACCGCATGCCCTGCCCATGTAAGATTATATATAGTTTCCCAAGTTTCCATCTCAAGTGTATTCACCCCGTCCCCTGTATAATCCGCAACCGTTCTACATATCAAAGACGGATAAGATAAAGATAAATTTAAAAGCTCAATCTTTCGTTGTTGCTGTAATACGTCTTCATTCTTGTAAAAGAAGTTTACTAAAAGTTCTGTTTGTTTGTCTGTTAGGTCTGTTAAATATGCGTTGTTTAGCTTACTTTCTAATTCTGCAAGCTTTGCTAGCCTGTTTACTTCGCTTGTACTTATAATCTTTGTCATATATTTAAAGTTTTTTTGAATATTCGTTTTTATTATATCATGTTTTTATATTTAACAAACGCCCCCCTGTCTCACGTTTCGCATTTCCCATGCTATCGCAGCCGCCATTATACGGTCAAAATGATTAGAGGCTTCAGGATCAAAAGACGTATACCGCACGCCGTCATTGTTGAATGCCCGCATTTCTCTTAATAGCGGTTTACTGTTAATCTTAATCAGTCCAGCTTCAAAATCTCTTTTAAAGTCAAATAGAATCTTTGGCTTGCTTGCCGAGGTAGTACGCCACCCATACTCTTTTTTTGCTCTCTCTAGTGTGCTTGTTGGTGGTGTCGTTTCAACGTATAGGTTCGTGTAACCTGTCGACCTTATAGCGTCAATGGTCGCAACACCTATACTGTTTCGTTCAGGACACAACATGCAATTCCCTAGCTGTTTACCAGCCTCAACCATTAGCAAGCCAAGCGGTGTAGGCTCTATTTGATTACTTTCAAACTCTGCAAGTTGTTCACCTGTTTCAAAGTCCAGTATCTGTATAACACTAGAATCATTGCCAAACCCTTCCGCAACATCAGCACCAACCGCACCCCAAAACAAACGCCCCCTCTTTCGTGTCTGTTCGTGATAATACTCAAGCGGTCTAACATTTGAATCTTTACTATCAATGAAATATTTCCAATTTCCGATTTTAACAAACTCTTTGCATTGTTTAAGCGCCTCATCAATTTTATCAATATCAAAAAATCTATCTTCCTGCGTAGACGGTTCAAGCAACATCTCTTGTTCAAACAGATTTCCGCCGTCTTTGTTCATCGTTCTTTTTAGCGCCTGTATGCTGATTGGCTTTCGCTCATTCGGTCTTGCGTCTTCTAGCTTATCAATATCAGTGTGTACATACTTATCAGCCCACATTATAGAACCGTCTTGTATAAGCGGCAAGTGTGAGGCGTACCAGTCCGGATTGCCGTCTGCTATATCTTCCAGCCATGCTATAACCCCCGTATCTGTTATGTAGTTACCTACTATAAGAACTTCGGGATCATTACCAAGCCCTGTAAATAACTCTTTGATAAATTCCATCGTTGCACGTGTCTTCACGTATGAACGTTTTGTTGTGTTGTTTTCAATATCGTCTATTATATAACAGTTAGGTCGTTCAAAGTCTTTTTGTTTACCTCGCACTGATTGTTTAATTGATATTGCTGTTACCCTTACCCCGCTAGACGTTACGAAGTTGCCCTGTGTCTTCTTTTCAGGCGTACCGTCAATACGCTTATCGAACACGTTGCCAAAGTCGTTCAATATCTTTGCGTTAGTCTGTAACCATGTAAGAATGTCAAACAACGCTTCGCCCGCTGATTCTCTCTCGTAAGTAACGTAACCTATAAGGCTATGCCGTTTATAGAGTATATCTCTGCACGCCTTAATCTTTGCAATTGAAGTTTTTGCACTACCACGGAACGCGACTAAAAGCATAAAGTCTATATCTTCAAACTCTGCCTTTTCGTACCATTCAAGCATGTAAGGCGGGATTTTATAAGTCATTGCATAATTAAAGTATGATACCGCAAAACCTAGTAAGGACTCACGACCAAGCGCGCGCCGTGCGTTTGATATTGTGTGCAAGTCTTCCGTCTTGTATGCGTTCCTTAATATGTTTAATATACTCTTTAAGCTTCGTTTATTCATCTAAAGCGTTTAAAAGGTTTATTTCCTCTTGCGGTGCTAGTACTGCATTAATCTCATGCTGCCTGATACTCTTTGTACTATAATCGTCGGATTGTTTACGTTCAAGGTATTTCAGCGCGTCGTCAAACTTTTCCATTTTATCATGTAAAAGCCGTTTAGCCTTTAAACCCATGTTACTCTTGTATAGATTAAGCTTTTCAAAGTCTTTCTTGTGCGACTTTTTCCAGTTAGCAAGCGTGCGCCTTGTAACACCAAGCACAAGCGCCGTTTCTTCGTCTGTGAAGTCGTGCGCGTAGCAATCGGCTATGATTAGCTTGTTTTCCTCGCTCCACTTCGTAACACCGTTTGCAATGTTTGCATTCTTGACAATTAAATCTCTTGTTGTAAAATACCTTCTTTGCACTTCGCGTGCGTGCGTGTCTTTACGTTCTTTTTTCTCCTTTTCCTTTTCTGTTTCGTTTAAAATCATTGTGAAAAAGTTATGTATTACATGCTTATAATACACAAAAACACAACCTTTCACAATTTATATAAAAAACTATTGACTTTTGAAAGTCTATACTGTAGACTTTAGTCAGAAGATAAGGAAAGCAAGAAAGGCAACAATCAAAACGATTGAAAACAATTTCAAAACTTTCCTTCCAATAAAAAACATCATTTAAAAAAACACACTATGAAAACTAATATCAAACACGAAAAAGAAAGCATTGAAAACAACAAGGAAATCATAAAAGAAATAAAAAAACTTTTAAAAGATTTAGAAGGTTACAAAGGGAAAACAATCAATAGAACATTTTACAAAATTACAAACAGAATAGAAAAAGGAACATATGGCGAATGGATAGCCGGAGAAATTACAACAAAGAAAAATTATTTTGGTGAGTTGGAATATTCAATATATTTTAACAAAAATGGTAAGTCGTATACAGTACATCCAGAAACAAGAGTGAAACAAGACGTAATAGGATCACTTGAAAAGCTATGGGATCAAATAGAAAAAAATATAAAATACGAAAAGGAAAACATAAAAGAGATTAAAGAAATACAAGACAAAGAAGAAGAAATCATTGAAGAAATATTAAAAACATTTAAAAAATACGGGATACAAAAGCAAAAAGAGTATATTTTGACACGGCTAAGATATACAGTTTAAACACATTATCAACCAATTAAAAAACACATTATGGAAAACGTATTAGACAACATGAAAAGAAAATTAAGAGCTATGGAAGTTATAGTCGCACACCTAGAAACATTTGGAAAATATATAGACGACATGGCAAAAGAAGATTTCTGTTCAAAAGTTGCAGATTATGCCGTTTTATCATTAAGAGACGTAAGAGATCAAATTCTAGAACTTGAATGCAAAGAATTAAAAAGATTCATATTAAAAAAATAAACAACATAACACCTAAACACATGATTAAATACAAAATAAACAAAGTAAGAGGGACTAAAAAAGACGGTACACCAAAGAAAACATTTTATTTCTACGCCTCTATTAACGGTTATAGAATAACTAAAATAAATTACGCTAGAAAATACGATGCAAAAGCAGTGTTAAAAAGATTTTTGGAAAAGTACACGGAAGAAGAAAGAAAAACACTAGTAAAGAGATATGAAGAAAAGCAAACAGCATAATTATAAACAACATAACACCAAAAACAATGATTTTACTAACACTAGCAGCAGCGGCACAAATGGCAACAATGCCAACTTTCGACATGAAACAAGAACATTATCACGAAATGAATAGGTTTCAACAATACATATACGAAGCCGAATACATAGCAACATACCAATCAGCAAAACGAGGCAATAAACACGCATTAAAATACACGCAAGAAGCAAATATCACAATAAAAAAATAATTTAAAAACTAACAAAAAAACATCATGGCATACTCAAACGAAAAAGCACTTAGAAAGGCGATAGAATCAAACTTTTTAGAACAATACCACGACGAAATAGAGATAGAATATACAGAAATTGACGACCTTATAAATATAGAAATACAAGCTTGCGATGATAGAATTGACGTTTTAGACGTACACGTTCGAGACAATGAGGAATTGCACGCAGAATTAACAGATTTTTTCAATAGATTTTATGGGGCAGGTATAAACTATACGTTTAACGGACTGCAAGAGCTTAAACAATGGAACGACATGGAAAAAAGAATCAAAAGAGAAGCTGTAAAAAAGGCGCAATACAATAGATTTAAAATAGCATAAAACAACATAACCAAAAACACCATGAAAACAATTACACAAAAAATTTACACTTTCGACGAACTAGACAAGGACACACAGGCCAATGTTATACAAGCATGGAGGGAGGGAAACGACTATCTATTTTTAAATGAAGTTTTAACAGAATACGCAAAAGAACTATTTGATAATCACAATATAGAAATATTGAACGATGATTTTAGATTGTACTACTCATTGTCTTATTCACAAGGTGACGGAGTATGCATTGACGGACATTTTGAGGTTCTCGATTCTGACAATAATGTAACGTATAACATATATAGAAGACAGCGCGGAGGATATACGCACGAGCATTCACACGAAATATCAATATATCGTGACTATACCGACAACGAAGGAAATTTTATCCAAGATGAAGAGGTAGATTGTAAAGATAAAAAATTCATAGAAACTGATGATTTTCTTATCGAATTATGCCAAAAAATCGAAAGATATGGGTATTCACTTATAGAATCCGAAAACGAAGACAAAACAATCATTGAAAATATAAAATCTAACGAATACGAGTTTTTCAAAGACGGTACAATTTACACAGGGCTTTAAAAAACAATTAACTAAAAAGATTATGAAATACACAAAAGCTAAAATAAAAATCTGTAAAGGAATTATACAAGGTGAACCACAATACAGGCAAGCCGAAGGATATACAACTACAATAAACGATATAAAGCTTTTTACTAGCAAGATAAGCAATAGCTACTGGATAACGCGAGAATATAAAACAGGCTTTGAAACTGGCAAAACATACGCAAAAACAATAGAAGAATCAGTAAACAACGCAATCAAAGCGCTTAAAAAAGAAAATGTTTTTAATAGAGAAAAATTAAATAATTTTATAAAACTACACAATTTCAAACAAATAAACTTTTAAAAATTAAAATAATACAATTAATAAAAAAATAACAATGGAAACTAAAAAAATATTAAAATCACTACTTAAAAAACTTAATAATTCACGGCTTGAACTTGACAATAAATTTAAAAAAGGTTTTAGACCTTCTTTGAATGAAGCAATAAATCTAAAAGTCGAACTATTAGAACAAGTTAATGTAATAACACATTATATTGACATATTAAAAGGTATAAACATAATACAAGAAAATGATTAAAGATTAAAAGTAGAGCCTCGCAAGAGGCTTTAAATTTAGTTTTTAATACATAACAAAAAACAACTATGCACAAAGTACAACTAGAAGGCAAGGAACGCGCGCAAGTACTTGCCGCTATGCTCGCATGTTCCGACACAATAAAAGGCGTTGCCATGGAATTATTAGAAAAAAGCGGGGGCGGTGAGCTACTAATCCCAAGCGTAAAAGCCTGTCTTGTAATGATGAACGACAAAAGGCTAACCGAAGACGACAACGCGAACGACGCCAGAACGTCATTGCAAGCACTTTTGACAAATTTACAAAATAACCAAGTAAAAAATGATTAATTCACATCTAAACGAATTGCCGCCACACATAGCAACTGCAGTAAAAAAGCTCAAAAAAGACGAGCAACAACGTTTTTTCTACGAATACAATCAAAACAAACTAAAACACGATACAGGCTTTATTCTTGCGTTGTTTGGTTTTCACTATGCACATTTAGGCAAATGGGGCTTACAAGTACTATTTATTTTTACATGCTTATTGTACGTGGGGCTTATATGGTGGGTGATAACAATGATCAACTGCAAAAAAGAGATAACACACCACAACACAACAACAGCACAAAATATTTTAAATCAAATTAAAATACTAAAATAGCCGATTTTAGACGTATTCATTTTTAAAATGATAAGCATATCAACTAGCCCATCTTTCATTGCTAAAACAAAGTAAAACAGGGCTAGTTTTTATTATATATATGAAAATATAAACACATTTCAAAATTTCAACATGAAGTTTTTTACTATATTCAATTTCTATATTATTTTTTTACAAAAAAGTTGTCTATATGGTGCTAAGGGTGGCTACCGCCACCTAGTAAGAGAAAATTATTTGTGCGTTGCTTTGAATTTCTGCACTTCAATATGTCTTTCGTACAGTTCAGCAATCATTCGATGATTTAACTCAACCAGCCTGTTAAGAGCTTCTTGTTTGGTTTTAAAAATGTTTGATTTATCAACAAATACTTTTACATCACAAGCATCAATCCAATTACCACGATAATCCTCTGGCACAAGCTCGTATGTTTTATTTTTTAAATCAACAAATCCAATATTGGAAATTTTCATTTTTCTTACAATATATTTTGTTAATTTATTTGAATAATGCACGCCATGATAAAAAAATCCATTATTCTTAACATCATTACCAATTAAAACATAAGCAACATCATCTATCTTGTATTCATCTTCTGTTTTCTTGCCAAAATTCAACAATCCCATATTTTTATAATTAATAATGTATTTAATTTTTTGATTCCATAACTTCCATATCTCGTAGAGTAATTAATATCTCGTGGAGTAAATATCTCGTGGAGTAAATAATATCTGGTAGAGTAATTATACTTCGTGAAGTAAATAACATCTCGTGAAGTAATTAGTCTGTTATTTTAGTCCCAATACGATGACTTTCTACTAATTTACCACTTAATACATACACCTTGTCCTTTTTATGATTCTTAAAGTACTTTATATAATCTCTTAACTGTAATTCAGTTATTTCACCTTTTAAGTGCATCTGCTTTAAATGGTCTATGTATGAAGATTCAACTTTTACATTATTATTTCTTCGTATTGCTGCAATTCTTCTAGAATGATAATTTTTACGTTCAACATCTGTCATGCCAATAAATTGAAGTCCTGTTTTGTTACGATCAAGACACGAAATGCATGTAAGGATAACCTCATCGCGTAAATTAATAATAAAACAATTATTAGGCTTCCATTCACCACATTTTGTGCATCGCTTACTCATAACCATACTTTGTTATTTGATACTCCTACACCAGTTGTTTTCCCAACACTATTCAGCCTTTTATAATACGCTGCATCAGATTCTTTCATATCACCTTTACGTACAGCATCATCTATATAATCAGCATAACATTTTACTTTAACCTTAGCACTCTCCCTTTTATCCTTATTTAATATCCTGTTCTTCTTAAAACAATAATTAGTTTTAGAGTATTTTAAATGTTTTTTTATCCTAATAAATCTAGGAGTAAATCCTTCATCTACAATACTATCATATTCACTTAATAAATCATTATAGAAATTAATAAAATCCTGCCACCTATCACACATACAATCAGTACCAAACTTAGTCCTTGCTGTATTCCATACCATATACAACCTATGATGCCTAAACTCTCCGTACTTATGTTTCATATTTATTTTTGTTATGTTTTAATTTTGTTTTATTTAACTTTTACTTAAGCAGTAATCGCACATCTCCTCTGAATTCCATGTTAAGCAACCACAATCACACCTTATAGAATTTTTAAGTTCTTCATGTTTATCATATTTATACATAGTAACCTCATCTTCACAATAATCATCTCCAAACACCTCCTCAAAGTCCCTTTCATTAGAATAATATATAAATGGAGGAAGTCGTCTGCCATCCTCCTTCTTCTCTGCAACATACATATACACCTCGCGAAACTTTTTAGGTTCAGGTTCAGTATTTGGAGTTATTTTTAATAAAGCTTCTCTACAAGCTTCTTGTGTCGTATAATAATTCTTATTATTAAATCTAAAATCATCAGTAGGATTTCTTAAGTCCTTAGTAAATGCCATATACCCACTATCGTTAATATACCAGTAATCTTCGCCACGCATTACCCTACCGTCTATAGCTGCAATATCCTTTCTAAGATATGTAACTCCGTCTATCACTATTTCTCTATTTGCCATAGTTTTTTTTTATTTAAGTTTTAATTTATTAAGTTGTTCTTCTAAATGTTCTACTGAGTAGGTTAATATATATTTACCACCTCCGCGTGTCATTCTAATAGCATATTTGTACTGAAAAATCTCACGCTCCCAACTCTTTTTTATTTCTGGATAAGTAAGTATTTCATGTCTCCACTGCATTTTAAGGTCAGGATTATCGCCCACAATTTCCCTGTATTTATCAATAATTGTTTTCCACCTCTTGTATTCCTTTTCACTTTTTTTAACCTCTATTCCGACAAGTTGCCCATCTACACAACTTAACAGATCGGGACACCCACGTCTCATAAGCATTATCTTTCTAGTGCTATATCCATTCTTTACAAACGCTTGTCCAGAATTAGCACGCTCCCACCAGTAACCGTTTTTATCTAGGTAATCAATAATGGCTTTCTGGATTATAAATTCTTCGTTACTCTTTTTTACCATACTATTTAATTAACAAACCGCTCTTATATTCGATTTTAGCTCCTTTAACTTCTTTACCGTCTTTCATATCATTCAATAGTTGTTTCTTGTCGATAGACACCTTTACAGTCTCTTTGAAGTAATCAGTAGGTATTTCTGATTCATCTAAAACATTTAAACTAGGTGTAGGCTTTCTTAATGTTACTGTATGCACGCCATCACTGTGTTTTTTAATATCATTCATCTCAAGGACTTCCTTTAAGAAGTTTTTAGCACTATCAATACTTGATTTTGTATAACTCGCCTCATCTTTTAATCTATCAGCTTCTGCTTTGAACACTGCATGCTTCGCTTCAAGATTCTTAATCTTCTTTACTAATGCAATAACTAATTCCTTAGCCTGTTCCTCCGATGTTTTAACCTCTATAATTTCTCCTGTTTCTGGGTCAATGTATGAATTGATCAACTCGTCGTTTGTTTTGTATAATTCCATATTATATTTTTATTATTATTTTAATCCTCTGTGTTTTCTATCTCTCTTAATTTGCTCATCAATAGCATGCCTGATAAATTTACTAAGTGTAGGATACCCAAAATCTATTGCATGCAATTTAAGTTCTCTTTTAACTCCGTCTTTGAATGCAACTGTGATATTGTTTTCCCAATCTCCTTTCTTATAACTCATATTATTTTTATTATATTATATTTTTTTTAAGTACCAATCTAGTAAGGGGAGAACATCATATAAACCCTTACTAGGCTAGCACTTAACTAGCCTTAACCTAAGCACACAGCGTTGAGGGCAACGTGTGCTTAAACGCTTTTAAATTGGTAAATCTTCTATGTCAGCTTCACTTACTTTTGCAGTGTCTTTATTAACTGCACCGTCTTTTTTCCCATTAGGTAAGAAACTAAACTTTTCAAGTACAACTCCTGTGTAGTATCTTTTACCGTTTTCATTTTCTACCATTCTAGTTTGAAGTCTACCCTCAAAATAATGCATTTCACCTTTATGCATATATTGCATGATAGTTTCACCCATTTTAGAGAATGCAGTAAAATTAACAAATTCTACTTCTTCTTGTTTTTCACCGTCCTTGTCTTTCCATGTTCGATTAGTCGCAACTGAAAATTTATACACATCAGCATTTTCAATTTTTTCAACGTCACCTGTTAGACGTCCAATAATCTGTACTTTGTTTAGCATCTTGTTTTTGGTTATAAGATATTAATATTGTCACCTCATAAGGAAGTGTTCCAGTGCCTAATATGCAAAGCATACACCCGTTAGGCACTGATACCCCTCATTATGTAAAAATCTGCCGTATTTTATTTTGGTGGGCTGAATGGACTCGAACCATTAAAATGTACAAGTTCTCTAGTCTGTACCGTTTTGCCTGTTAAACTACAGCCTCATGGTTGAGCCAGTTTTCTATACAGCTTAGCTCAGGCTGCTAACATAATAAGGCTAAGGCAATTACCCCTTACGCAAAGTATATATTAACGCAACTGTTTCCATTGGATTCCACATTTTATACGCTAGCGACCACGTTGTTATCAGTTACCAATATATACTCTCATTATGTTTCGTCTGGTCAGTTTAACGACTTAACCAAGGTCGTGTGCTTTTAACTGGTCAATGAAAAAATCACAATAAGTTATTTACAACCTTTTATAGTCTTATTGAGGACTATTGCCTATTTTTTAAAGATTCCTCTAAGTATCATTACTACTATCGAAAATAAGATTCCAATATACATACTGCTAATGAATGATAAGTGTTTCACCTCTACAATATTAGATACTATGTAGTTCCATACCAAGTAACACAAACAGCCCCATAAGAACGTTACAAACCCAAGTGCCACTACTGCGACCAATACCGTGAATATTACCATGCCTACAATTTTTAATACGTCTTTCATGTTTTATGTTTTATTTGTTAATTATTTTAATATACTTTTACCGTTATCAATCCAGTCCTGAAATTCGTTTATGTCTTTTTTTTTACTTCTAATTCTTCAAATTCTGGCGGTGTAACATCTAACAAATCCTCTTTTACAGCAACTTTAGGTGTTTCTGCTTCCCAGTTCTCGCTCTCTTCGTAAGTCCCTGCAAATAATTCTTGAAATGCTCCTCTTAAACCCTGTGCTTCTGCGACCTTTTTAATCATTGTTGCTGGCTTTGTAACCCACACTCCAAACGGTTGCTTATATTCGCTATACTCAACATATGTAAACGCTGGCAAGCTCGCACTCTTACGCTTAACTATACAATATGCACCAACTAATGAACCCCTGTCTTTTAAGTTATATTTATGCTTAACTTTTCCATCTGTAAACTCAAACTCATCATTGTCATAAACTGCATCCACTGTGTGATGTTCATACTCAACATGTCGTTGTGCTGATTTTCTGTATCCATCTCTACCAATAAATATATTAGCTGGTTTACTTCCATACTTTACAGCCCATATTTCTCGTAAGAAAGGATTTAACCCTGTAAGTCTTCCAATCTCAATGAATGTAATAAACTCCTGTTTACTTAGGTTTGTGTTTTGACCCTTTAAATAATTCAATACGTCTTGAAGCCTATCTTTACTCCAAACCCCATAATCCTTTTTTTCTACTATTTCTTTGCTCATAATATTATTGTTTATTTCTAATGTACTTCTAGTGTATATTATATAAATATAAAAGTCAATAGTTTTTTTTATAATTCTAGACCATCATTCCAATCCGCATTATCTTTATACACTTTTATTAGTACTTGCCTTGTAATACCGCATTCTAAATCTATATGCACTTTCGGTATATCTTCATTAACCTTTAAATATATCCTGTTTTGGTCTTCCTTGCTAATAGATAAATAATTATCAATTAAATCTATAATTTCTTTACTTTTCATTACAACGTTGGTTCAATTTTATTCAATAATCTTTTAAGCACTGCATGTCTAATATCAATGTCTTCCATATCAACAAAATCAATATTAAATAGCATTGCAACTTGCATATGTACCGCTACCTTATGATTAGGTGGTAATTCTGTATATTGATTTACCCGTTCTAATAACGTAATTGCACTCCATTTCCCTGGGAAATTATTAAAATCAGTGTTGTCAATCATAATTATTACATACTCTTTTTCTTCACGTGGTTTGAACATTCTTTCAACCTTTTCTCTAGTATCTCTGTTTAGATTAATCACATCTGTAACATCATATGTATCACTACTGTTTAATAATTCACTTAAAATACTTTTTTCGTTTTCCATAGTTTTATTTGTTATTAATTAATTCTGGATTCTCGTAAATATTGCCGATTACTTTACCTATAAAATCCCAATACATAGTTTTATTCCCATGATTTGGAACATACTCACCTTTTGTTTTTCCTATATAATTCTCTAATGGACAAAACTTTGTATTAGTATGAAACCCAAACATACCGTTTTCAAATTCAACTACAATCTTCTTACCGTCTGTTCCATAATGAATATGTCCAACTGGGTCTATATATGGAATCTGAACAATATCCAACTCATAAATCTCTACACCATTTTTATCTTCTAATCCTGTAAATTGCATAAACACGCAATCGTTACGTCCGTCATATACAAAATGCGTATTTATATACTCTGACGTAGTACTTTGAACTGGGTCATAATACATTCCCCCATATTCCCAAGTCCTAAATTTTATTTCTCTATTCATTATCTTTGTTTAAATTTTTAACATTTCTCCATCTGTCACCGTTTAATTGCTGTCTTATATTTTCATCGTCTATACTATTTAATAACTCTTTTAGTTGTTTATATGTTTGTAAAGATAATATCAATACATCCTCACCAACTCCAAGCTCAATTTGATGTCCGCCCTCCATTTTAATCCTAGGCTCTCTGCTAAGTATATAAAGCTCGCTCACACTGCTTCCATCAACTTCATCATTGAATTCATCTAATACAATTTTACTCACTAAATCTCTTACGTCTTTACATTCCATATCTATTTGTTGAACTGGAATCTTCTTATCCTCAAGTTCAATCTTTAACATCATTTTATCCACACCATTAAGATTTTCGTAATCATCCAATTGTTGTAATAATTTTAGTTCTTTGTTCATAGTTTTATTTGTTAATTTATTGTTTTTCTAAATGCCTTATTATAGACTCTGCAAACACTTTGTCGTTACTGTGCATAGTACTTGATATTATAAACATCTTAAGACAACTGATAATAAAAGATATTTCACTTTCTCCTAAAATCTTCATCACTTTTCTTTCTGAGAATCCTACCATAGTTTTGTTTTTTATTAAATTTTATTAAATATCCTATCTAGTAAATCTTTTTTCATTGCATTACATTCATTGTTTTGCATTCTTAATTCCTTAATTAACCTATACGAATCTTCTAGTGCATTTTTATCAATATCTAATTCAATCAATCTATTTTTTAAATCTCGTATTTCCTTATCCTTAAATGCAATTTCAACTGATTCGTTATAACTTTCAACAACTGGTGGTAAATCATTTACATCAGCACCGTTCATTAATTCTTCAATATTAGAAAAGAATAAACTCCAATTAATTTTAGTATCTGTCTTTTTACTAATAATCTCAATACTATATATTTTAAGCCCATCATAAGTAGTTACTGTAACACCTTGCACACCAAGGTAATATCCACCCATGTCGTTATCATAATACTTAATATCGTTTGTTGTACTCATTACACCACTTCCAACCACTTCACCATTTCTCTTTTTATAATCTTCAGCCAATTTTGCAGCAATCTCGGCAATTTTTTTACATATTTCTTTCTCATTCATGTTTTATTTGTTATTTAATAATTTTGGGTACCCATAATCTCTACTTTCTGTAACTGCTTTTTCTTCGTCGCACCATTCACACCAGCCATAATGAAATGTAGAAATTTCAGGAACTCTTGAACCATATTTTTTACCACATTCATCACATATCCATTCACTCATAGCTATTGGTTAAATTGTATATAATCTTCTACAGTTTCAATCACCGCATAAGTGTTACAGCCCTCACTCTCGATTGCTTCAATAATGTATTCAGCTTGTTTGTCTGTACATTCTAATACTATTTTTTTCATGTTTATTATTATTTATTATTTTCTTCATCTGGTACACAATTCTCTAGACATTCACTGCAACGCCCATGTCCTTGTGAATCGGGGCTTATAATGCTAGCCGAACAGCAATTACTTGTATATTCCATATTTACGCTATTAATTGATTATAATTTTGCGTCACACTTTCCATTTCTCTATATCCACAATCTTCTATTTCCTCACCTATTAAAAAATCAATCTTTGTTTCTGGGTCTGCGTGTATATCTCTATACTCTTTCATAAAATCTTCAATACTAGCGTTCTCATCACTCATATCAATCAACATTCGCATCTTTTCCTCCAAACACCAATCATGCAAATATTGATCTTCAATATTATCAACATAATCTTTATAAATATACGCCTTAACTGGTATTGCTAACTTAACTCTCTTTTGTGCAATTAAATTGTTTAAATTTCTAATCGCTTCAATCAACACCTCGTTTGTTTTTTGTAAATCATTCATAGTTTTGTTGTTTATTTCTAATGTGATTTCATTGTACATTATAGATTTATGAAAGTCAATAGTTTTTATTTGTTTTTACTATTTACACATTTATTATATGTTGCATCTACATTTCGCATCCATGTAACAGGTGCATTATTACCAGTCCATCTCCTAGCTTCTTTATATGTAGGATACACTTTGTAATTCTTTGACCAAATTCTTTTAAAGTCATCAATAGAATCTTGTTTTGTTGCATATGTTTTTAAAGTTCTAACACCATTAGGCCAAGACATAATTCCAAACCCATTGTTTTTAGTTACTCCAGCACCTCTTGCAAAATTACCTGTCTCAGCTGTGGCTACACCTAAAGCTAAACAATCCATATCCAAAACATCATTTTCTTCAATAACCTCGACCTTTTTCCTGACCTCGGCAATATAGTCTTCTCCGCATGCCCATTTGCTTTTCCCCATTAAACGCACCAAGTCATCTTTACTTAAATCAATGTCTTTATCTAAGTATGCTTGTAACTTAGCATTCGCTAAACTCCTCTCACTAACACATAACTCATTTTTAGCCGTTTTTAGCGTTGCTTCTATTTTCTTAATGTTCGATACCTTTTCTTTATAATCGTTCTCGTATGGTGCTAAATCAATAGCTGTACTCGCTAATGCTAGCGTTGTTAATGTAACTCCTACTATCGTAAAGATAATTCCTGTTACTATCGTCTTAATGTTGTTTTTTATAATTTTCATATTTGTTTATTATTAATATATTTTCACTTTTTAAATCTTTTAAAGGTATACGCCTTACAACACCGTTTGAATTTATACGCCCTGCAAATATCTTTCCCTTATATGCGTGCACTGTATAATATTTTATTCTATCACCAACTAAAACCTGTATAGTATACCCTTGCTTTATTTCTTGACCTTTTGCGTCTTGTTTCATGTTGTTTTAGTTATTTAATTTTTCTTATTAACATTATAGGTATTTCATATATTCTACTCGTTTCACTCCCAACCTCTAAATCAATAGGTGATAAATTACAACAAGGATCTATATGTACATTATACTCACCCTCAATTACACGCTGAACGGTTATACTTTTTATCATATTCATCGCAAACCTATATTCTCCTTTTAATATAGCGTCTTCAGCTTCTCCAATACTCATTTTATTTTAGTTATTTGTTATATCTTGCACAATATTGCAATATTTAATTGGAACACTGCCATTAATAAATATTTTGTATCATCTGTAACCATATACGCAACTAGTCCACATAATGCAAATATCGCATTAATCGCACCTATTATCAAAAATAATAATTCCATAATGTTTTTAGTTAAAGAATGTTATAAATACTACTCCAAGTGTGCTGATCGCTATCAATGCGAATGCTGCACCTGGTAAATCTCTCCTTCCCTTTCCTGTCGATGACATTACTACTAATGCTGCTAGAACGAATCCAAACACAATTGCGTTAAATGTCATTAATACTAGTTTTTCCATATTTATTTTAGTTAAACTATTCTTTCTTTTGCTATCTCAAAATATTTGTCATCTAATTCTATCCCTATAAAATCTACGTTAAGATTCTTACATGCTACACCTGTCGTCCCTGAACCCATGAATGGGTCTATTACAACACTGTCACTAGGTAATAATCCTACTATTTTCTCCATTACACTAATTGGCATTTGTGCAGGGTGTTCAGTTTTCTCAGTAGATACATTTTTAACCTGCTGTATGTTTAACCAGTCATACATCCTAGCTTTTTTCCCCTGTGCTATAAGCTTTTTAACACGTTTATCTGTTGGGTTCTTGTATGGTTGCCCAACCTTTTTAAAATCAGGTGACACATTATAGAATGCTATATCTCTATGTTGACGCGGATTGTTTGAATTATAAACCCATGAAACAACCTTTGTTGGTGCATACCCAAGCCTAATACTTAACTCATGTAATTGTTCTGGATAATGTATAACAACAGCCATCTTGTTATATATTATATTATATAACATATTATAATAATCTTCTTTTCGCATCTTGTCTTTGTATGTATTATATTTATACCCTATATTAAACGGTGGGTCTGTTACTATAATACTGTTGCTTGTTGTAATATCACCAATTACATTTAAACAATTATCATTTATCAATTTTATACTCATATTGCTTTAGTTATTTGTTAATTTTAATTTTCCATTTACTTTGAATCCGTTTGATTCAAGCATTGTCTTCATTATGCTTAAATTCCAATTAGCACGCCTTAACTTGTCTTTTAATCGTGCTATCTCTAGCTCTAATTCTTTCCTTGATTTTCCCATGTTTATTTTTATTTAAATAATCTTGCTACCGCTATCGGTATTAGTATTGCTAACATTCCAACCTCAATTAAAAGCATTGCTTTCAATTTTGTACATTTTGTTTGTTTTTTCATTTTTACGATATTAAATATATAATCTCCAATGCGTATAACGCTGTTTCACAATCTACTAAAATATTATTCATCTTTCTTCGGTTTAGATAATAATATCTTTTTAATTAATGTTTCCATCAAATCAAGCTCACCATCCGTAGGTATTACTGTAATCTTTGCAAACTCAAGGCATTGCAACATCATTTCTGATTCCTTTTGCGTAAATTCCATAATTCTTTTGTTTTATTTAATTAATGTAATTTCATTATATATTATATACAATTAAAAAGCAATAGTATTTTATATTTTCTTTTATAAACAAAAAGACACCTCGGGCAGAGATGTCTAAATGCACATTAGTTAAATAAACTTGAAGTTTATAACTGGTATTATTATATATAATTAATCTTCTTCGTCAACATTTAAAAACGCATCACCGTTTTCAAGTGCAAATACTATTCTACTATAGCAATATACTGCATCATCACCTGTTCTAAATCGAAAATAACTTTTTGAACCGTTATTATGTACAAATGCTATTACGGTTAAACCATCTTCAACTATAATCTTACTTACACTATCAAGATTTATAGTTTCGCTACTGTCGCTTTTTTCTATCCACATATTTTATTTGGTTAAATTATATATGTTTTATTAAATATCTATATCGTCTAGGTTTATACTAGATAAGCATTTCTTATCGTTATACTTTTCAACATCTATTAAATGATTACTTATAAATTCATATTTAGTCCCACGCCCATTTTTTTCAATCTTTACAGCATTCCCGTTCTCCTCTGCCAATTCAAATGCAACTTCTAAAGATGAATCAAGTAGCTTTGTACTACTAGGATTCGTACCAAACTTCAATGCGTTCCTAATGTCCATCTTAGAACACTTTGGATTGTTTAAAATATAATTATAAACTTCATAATGTAATGGCTGGGTCTTATCTTTTAAGAATTCTTTAAACTGACGCCCCCAGTGTTCAGTTAGTATACCAGCTATATTGTAGTCATCTAGTGTTACAATTAATTTTTTTGGATGCTCTATTAAAGCAATCGCAGTGGCTAAACGTAACGATTTCCAGTGTCTATCTGTAACCTCTGCTTTTAACACCTTACTGGTCTCAACCTCCTCCTTGTCAATACATAAATTCCTATATTCGTTCATCTTCCTCTTAACCCCATCGCCAAGCTTTATAACTTTATACTGCTTATAATTACCATTAACACCAGTAAGCTCAACAGCCTTATATGCGTTGTAAAAAATATCTTCTATATCTGGTCTTAACATTGCTGCTTCAATCTCGTTCAACTCAAGCTCATCAAATGTTAACTTTGCACGCCTATGTTTAGTATCGAAAAATACATATGACCTTTTCGCCATTCCTGACTCAAGTATATATATCAACATATCCATTAAATCTTTATTTTCCTTTAAACCGGATGATACACCATGTAGAAACATAGTCATTGGCACATTGTTTATTGGGACACGTCTGCTTGATGCAGTCGTTTCAGATTTAGAATTACCCTTTGGAAATACATCTTTCATAATTTCCATTATCTCCTTTGCAGTACTATCTTTTTTCCCTAGTAAGTCCATAACTTCTGAATGCTCAAAGTGTAATGCACCAAACCCTGCGTCAAACATCCCCTTTCTATCTATATACATCCCCTGAACAGTTCCACCTGAATATGTGTTTCTCCACCTCACAACCTTATTATTTTCTTTGTATTCAGCCTTATCACTATTTTTTAAACATTTTAAGCCATCATTGTACTTCATTTCCATTAACTCAAACCATTTGTTCTTTTTATCCCTCTGCTCACTTAAAGGTTTTTTGTTTACATCTGCTATTGTACGCATTATCTCATCTTTATATGCACCAGATTTTGCAAAATTAACAAAATACAACGATGGTGGCTCAAGACCTTTTAAGCCATCTAAGTAACACCTATTCCAACATGCATATCTAGACGCCTGTAAATATATTGCTCCAAGTGTAGCATGTAATGGATTAGACTTATCATTAACGTACCCTAAATATTCAAGTATTTTCTTTGTGTTATGTGGTAACTTTTTAATAATTTCACTGTCTTTCATAGTTCACGAGGTTAAATGTTTAGACACAACAAAAAGACAAAAGTGTAAGCTCCTACTTCCTACCAAAAAATGAAAATTGCAATGATCACTTAGATGTAGGAGTACACACTTCTGTCTTTTAAGTATTGTTTTCATTTTTGGTTATTATTAATCATTGCACCTACATTGTAACAAACAAATATAAAAATGTAAATGTTTTTTTAATCTATTTTAATTTATTAATTTATTTTTACTAAATAAATTAGATTTTACCCATAAGAAAGCCATTTTATTCAAATTTTTTAATTTATTTTATTACACCCCATGTGTTTTTATTTTTATTTTTATATTTTTTGTAAAAAATTATATTTTTTGTGATATAATAAAAGGAAATGTGTACTATATATAATATAATATAATAATAATATATATATAATAAATAAATTATATATATATATTATATATGTTTACCTTATGCCAATAGTTTAATTTATTTTACAATAATAAACTAATAAATTAAAAATGTTGCATAATATACTATTAATGTTTTAAAAAACCACGCTTGAACGTGGTTCTATAAAATTGTTAAGAAGTATTTGCACAATCAGAATACCTCTAACGATTTATTTTATTATACATTTTAAAAACACCTCATTACAAGGTGCTTTTATATGCTTAACTCTCCCAGGGCTTACTTCTTAGATGATTTTTGTAGCTTATAAATAGCTGTACTTGTTCCAAATGCTCCAGTCATTATTACTGCAAAATCCATTATTTGGTTGGTTAGTCCATGGTTAGCCATGAATGCAACAAGTAAAGAAAATATTGCAGGTACTAATTTTGCAACTAATCCAGTGTATTTTTTTGGCATACCCGCAGCCTTTAACAGTCCAATAATCGTTGTAGACGTTAATCCGATAGCAGCTATAATATCTGCATTTTGTAAAATTTCCATAGTATATTGTTAATTATATTTTAGGCATAGTTTTGTTAATTTCTTTAATCGTACAAAGCTTCTTTCTTTTAGCAGGTGGTAATGCGTGCCAAAGTGTCTTATAAGCAATGTAGCCAGCCCTTAGCTCGTCATCTGACGGCTTTTGAGACCATTTCGATATAATGTTCATCTTTTTACACCATTTGGCTATTTCTGGTAATTCTGACGGTTTTTGTGATTCTTCTTCTTTTTTCATTTCTTCAATCCATTTTTCTGGATCTGCATAATACTCTTGAACTTTGTATTTACTCCAGTTTTTTGTATAGCTCAACCATGTAGGAATCTTTTTCAAAACTATATCAAAGTGAAGATGACTTACCCATCGCCCAGTTCCTCCAATATGCCCAACTATATCTGATTCTTTTAGTTTATCTCCAACTTTAACATTTACATCTTTTAAATGTGCATACCTACACCAAACTCCATATTTTGGCAAATAAAGCACTATAACGTTTCCCCATCTATCCCATTTATTGTATTTGTTGTAGTTATGAATATAAACAACCTCTGCGTCACTTATAGCGTAAGTCGGAAGCCCATAATCATCAGATCCAGAGCCGTAGTTAAAATCTCTGCCACTATGAAGTGTGTTATTGCCAACGTAATCAAGATACTCATAACCGTTATTATTAGTTTTAAAGTCAACTGGTAATCTCATGTTAATTAATTAATTTATACTTCCTTACACATTTCAAAATCATCGTACATTTCTGCATCGACCATTTCGTTATATATAATACCGTTTCTAACAAATGTTATAAGCGCCTTGTCTCCAACCATTTGCCTTGTACTATTTTCATCAATTATACAAAACTCTTTTAACATGTTTAGTTGTTTTTCATCCATATTTTTTAATGTTACGTAATTCAGTTACATTGTACCACTTATTTTTATATAAGAAAAAAGCCCAATTTTTAGTTGGGCTAATATTTTTATGAGTATGGGTTTTCTAGAATAACTACAAGTCCGTCAAATCCATCTACACCGTCATTCCCAGCACTACCGTCTTCACCATCTCCGCCAGTGTTATACTTAACACCGCCACTTCCTCCTGTTCCGCCAGTTCCGCCTGCGCCGGCAGCCGCACTTACTGTACCATTTATTATTCCACTGTTGTATACCATGACTATACACCCACCATTCCCACCATTTCCACCAGTCCCACCAGCGCCGCCGCCAGAGCCGGCAGCCGCACCAGACGCACTTCCTCCAGACGCGCCAGCATCTCCACCTATACCACCATTTCCACCATTTCCACCGACGCTCTCTACAGATGCAGTGTTTGAAATAACAAGTGTTTGTGCCGCTATAAACACAACTCCACCAGCACCTCCTCCTCCACCGGAGCCGGCAGATCCACCACCACCACCAGAATTGCCGCCATTACCAGTTGCTCCACTACCTCCGCCTCCGCCAGTCCCAGCACCAGCAGTATCGTTCGTCACAATATATTGAGTATATGCACCATTGTGGAACTCTGCAAGATTAACAGCATTTTCATACGTAGATATACGAGTATGTATTAATGAAGATGCTATAGCAGATCCACCAGCACTACCTCCCCCTCCATTGCCACCATTATAAGCCGTGTCTCCACCTTTCCCTCCAGAATTTCCGCCTATGCCAGCTGTTACATTTGTATGTATTAACGTTGTCATTCCATTACTGTCAGCACCTGTGACACCAGGTAATCCATCTTGTCCATTTGAATTTTGACCGACACCATGTCCTCCAGCAGCCCCATCAGAACCTCTCATACCACTTGAGGTTACTGGCAGAGTACCAGCACTTCCACCTGCACCGCCACTTCCTCCTGTTCCGCCAGTTCCGCCTGCGCCGCCACTAGCACTTCCTACACCACCATTCCCGCCATTTCCGCCATTTCCGCCAGAATTTTCCACAGTACCGTTTATAGTGCATGTATCTCTAACAAAAATTCTATAACCATTGGAATGTAGTGTAATACCGTTATCTACTGTTAGGTTATTATAATACATATCCCTACTTAACGTAGTGTTTGAACTTATTGTAACATCACCATCCTCACCATTCCCATAATCAAACAGTCTAGGCTCTAAAATTATTGAATCCTTTTGCGCCCTATGAGAAGTCATTTGAAAATAATCATTATCAGCATCGTACACAAATTTAACTATTTGACCAGCTTTTATATCTCCTATAAGAACATCTTTGTCAAACATTTTCTTCAAATCTTTAGCTCCAAAACCGTTTATATTAACAGTACATGCACCAGTGTTATCATTTGCAACTTTTATTTTATAGGCAGCTCCATCCTCTAATTTGTCTATCCCAAAAATGTCAGCCTCTATTATATCAGAAGTGTAACTTATATCCATACCATAATATTCAGTAGCCTGAACCATACCAAGATTAATTTTTGCGAACCTATCGTTTGGATTATGTATTGTTGCCCCACTTATTTCTGCTAATACAAAATAATTTTTACTAGGCAATACAGATACGTTTTCTATTGTTGCTATGTTGTCTCCGTTTGGTGAATTTGTAAGCCCTAGATTAACCTTTGAATCATCAAGTTTTATTATTATGTATCCATCTGTAGACGTATCAACTGCAGTTTGACTTGTTATCGACACTGGCACAGTGAACTCCTCACTAGGAGTAATATTGTCACGCGTAACTTTTACAAAACAAACACCTGTTTCAACTTGCCCCGCTGTTACTAAACACTCATTTCTATGCCCTCTCCATACTCCGTCTGATAAAATTGCACTCTGCATTCCTTGAATACCGAAATCCCTAGTTACATTCTTACCGTCTAATATTGGTACTACTACTGCCATATATTTTTAGTTATTAATATTTATTGTTCAATTTAATTATAACACGCCTTTATATCTTGTTTTCTAGTCCTTTTATTCTTTCCATCATATCACCAAGTACATCTTTTAATCTTAACTCGCTTAAATCCTTATTACTTAAACTTAAACTAACTCTAGGTTTGCCATATTTAAAATCAACTGTTTTTCCAGTGATTCTGTACGGTTCAAATGTGTCTATCAATTCTATATCTTGTTCAACACGCAACCAAACAGTGTCTCCTATATAAACATCTAAAACACCTATACTCCTATCGTTAACATTTATTTTATATACCTTTACTGGTTGTGAATATTTATCAATATATGCGTCTGCCAACTCGTCAATATCTCCATCGTTTACAGATGCCTCCCCCTCTATTGACCCGTATGTTTCAGTATTCCTTATTCTATTAACACCACCATTGTTGTTTTTAATAACTGCTCTAGTAAGCAGTGTATTACTTGAAAGGTTAACATCTACATCAGCTAGCGTATTAAACATAGGATTGTGCAAACTTGAGACAACCTCTACAAAATCTGGTGAATTAAGCCTGTCTTGCCCAATTCTTTTTCGGAAGTATATAGTATTTTTCTCAACAACCATTTGTGCTTTAAATAGTGTAGCGAGTGATGTTAAAGCTGAGTGTAATGTACCTTTAGACGCTTTGAATTGATACACATCTGTTATATCACTTGAGAATGTTAAATTTGCCTCATTTGCACCTTTGCGTGAATTAACATCATCTAATAATGGTTGTACTATTTCTTGCGGTGTTCCGTTTATCTGTGTAGATGAATATACTTGCTTTCTTTTAAGGTACTCTTTGCTTTGTAAACATTTAATTATTGTTCTAGGTAGTTTTACGTTTATGTTAGAAATATACCCATTCCATATTGAATATTCTGTATTTTCGTATTGATAAAATAATTCTATTTTTTGAAATAAATCAAGATTTTTTAAATCATCACTCCTTGTAAGCACTTCAAAACTCATACTGCCACTAGAAAACAAGCTGTCTTCATATTTTAAATTTATAGGTTTGTAAATTTCTGTTATACCGTCTGTAAAATTTCTTGTTACTTTTACTATTAAATCCATTATAAATAAGTTACATAGTGTTCAACCTGTGCCTGTTGCATTGTAGCGTACGTATCATAATCATACATATTATTTACCCACCCTAAATAATTGTCTCCAACATCTAAGAATACCAAATTAGACCCTGGCATTCTATATGATGATACGTCACCACCATTAACCTCTACTGTTCCATTTTCAGCATCTATAACTAATGTATCTGTTGCTGATAAATTTAAATCTAAACCGTAGAACATTTGGTTAGTATAATTTATAAATATTGGTTTGTTGACTGCACCTTGTAATGTGAATACTGTTGGCGCACCGAATGAGCCAGCGTTATTTACAATTGTTTCAGGAGCTAAATGCCGCATGGCGTCTGGTAGTACACTGTTTTCACCTACATGAACATCGCTATCTAAATGTATACCTCCATATAAAGAATAATCAACAATATTAACCTCTGGTTTACTAGATCTATAAAATGGGTCTTTTGATACAAGTGTTATTGTAAACTTTAAAACTTTATTACATCCAGTAACTTTTTTAATTTGCATCGTTTTGTATACCTTGCATGTAAAAAAATACGCTTCTCCGCAGTTATCCTCAAAATCTAACCGTTTCCATTCCTCATCAACCGCAGGGAATGTTGCAACATTAAATGCTTTATTTAACTCAAACACTAATTGATCACGTTTGCATTGGTCTTGTTCAAAAATTTCCCCCTCTATGGTAATAAATCTTTCATCGGCAAATGTTGGGTCATAGAATCTACCGTGCCAATCTAATTTTGCAGTTCCTTTATTTCTAGTGGAAACATTAGTCCATTGTACACTACCATACCAGCCAGCTAATCGTGCTTCTTCTGGTGAATATGGGATTGCGTATCCGTTGTATATAAAGTTTTTACATATCATAATTATTTTTGTTAGTTACCTTGAGAATTTATATTGTCTAAGAAATCTTGATCCACCTTTTCAGTACTTATGTAATAAGTATTTGTTACAGTCCCACCAGCTGGCTCACTAGGTTTATTAGCAGCCCCAGCAAATCCACCTAATCCGTAACCATCTTTTGCCGCTGTTGCTTGCGCTGATATTAAGCTCCTCAAAGCCGCTGTTGCTTCTTTGTATTTATTTATAAGCTCGTCTGTTTGAGCTTTTAAAACATCTAAACTTTCTTTGTTTTTACCTTCAAACTTCTTTAAGAATTCAACCTTAGTCTCAAGTAGTGTTTTTTGTAAATTTACCTGTTCACCAATTATTTGCTGCTGTTCAACTTGTCTAGCTATTTGTTTAGCAAGTTCTAATTCTTCCGCAGCTGATAACTCATTAAACCCAAGCTCCTCAAGTAATTGCGCCCTTTTCTCCATCTCCTCTTTAGTAGTCGCAGTCAAAACTTCAGTAAGTTCAGCTTTCTTTTTCATTACATCTTCATCAGTATTTTTTGAAAGCTCAAGGAATTTATTTTGAATATCTATAATCTTATTTTGTTTATCTATCTCAAGTTGAATCTCTGCCTCTTTGGCTTTCTTAGCTTCTTCTGTGTCTATCTGTGCTAATTCAAATGTACCAGCAGCATTTTTACGCCTTTCTTCAACCTCTTGTATTTGCTTAATTGTTGCAAGTTCATCTTCACTTAATGAGTTTTTATACTCTTGTATTGATAGTAAATCATCTTCTATCTTTTTCTTTTCATCCTGTAAATCCTTTATCTTTTCATTTATAGATTTTGAATCAGCGTCTTTATCATTTAAATCAGCTTTTAATTTAGCAATTTTTTCATCTATATTAGCAATTTCCTCCTTGTCATCTAATTCAGCAGTTGCAGCAGTTTTTGTTAGTTTTTTATCAGCTTCCGCTTTGTAATCAGATAATGATTGAGTTAATTCATCTTGTTTTATTAACGCACTTTCAATACTATCTAAAGCTTCATCGTACATTGATTCAAGCGATTTAGAAGCTTCTTCTGCAATCTTTTGTGATTCTTCTAATGTTTTATTAAATGCCTTTTGTTGTTCATCTAAATCTTTGGCAGCCTGCTCTGCTTCTTTGTCAGTCTTAGATTTTCCGCCACCTCCGCCTGCTCCGCCAAAATCTAAATCTTGTTGTTTTGTGTCTAATTGTGCTATTGCCGCATCTATATTTCTTATTTCTGCGTATACAGGATCAAACGACCTTGCTAAACCACTTGCTATTGTTTTTATTCCAGCAACATTTGGCATTAATTTGTTTATCTTAGATAACGATCTTCCAGTAGCGCCAAGTAAATTACTTATTGCTTTTATCATTTTAGCTAATGCTGGAGTTTTTTCACTCAAACCATTCATTATACCAGCAACATAATTTCTACCAGCAGCCCTTGTATTCTTACCTATTTGTACAAGCTCACCCCTTCTAAGTGATAATGCGTCAATAGTCCATTTTTTTAAATCACTCGCAGTTTCAACAGCTTTTGGGATTTCATCTTCTATCCCATATGCAAATAATAATGCGTGCGTTGTACCAATATCTCCAGCTTCAGAAGCATTTTTAAGCAGCCCTGCTAATGCACTGTCAGAAACATCTATTCCAGCCTTTTTTAATTTACCAAGCATCTCTGTAGTTGTAGAGCTTTCTGCAAATGCTATACTGAATGCTTTTCCTAAATCTCCTGAATCTTTAGCTGCTTGTATTAATAACCCTGTAACTTCATCGACCCATAGATTTTGATAAGCCAACCTTTCTTGTAATACCTTTTTTTCTTCACCTTGTGCAGATTTCATTTCAATAACAATTTTATCCCTAGCTTTACTTTCACGTTTTAAATCTTTTAAAATTGAATCAGTAGTTTTGCCACTAGCAATAGCTTTCTCGTACTCTGACTTTATATATTTTTTCTGTGACTCGACTGCTTTTGCAGCTAATTCTTCTTCGCTCTTTGATAAATCTCCTATTTTATCTATTAATTCACCAATCCCATCTGCAAACGCATGTATACCATCTGCAAATGCACCTATAACATCTTTAACAAATCCAACTACAGAACCTAGTGCATGAAAAGCTTCTGTTGCCAACGGTATTTGCAATACTAAATCTTTTATCCCTATTGCTAATGAACCAAACAATTCAATCATTCTGACTGTTACACTAACTATGCCTGTAAATGCGGAAACTAAAAATTTAACACCACCAACTATACCTTTAAAAGCTAGCACAACTGGGAATAAAGCCACACCTAAACCTGTCATGAAATTTTTCATTCTATCACTACTACTGAAGAAATCATTCATTCCTTTAACTATATTTTTCATGCCTTTATAAAAAGGTAATATAGCTTTTAAATAAAAATTACCAAATGTTATTCGCAAATCATTTACTTCATTCTTGTATAATTGAATTTGATTTTTAGCATCTGCGTAGAATTTACCAGCCTCTTCTGTTAACGCTTTGTTTTCAACAAACGCTTTATTAGCAGTACTTATAGATCTACTCATTAAATCTCCAGCACCTGCAACAGCTAAGAACCCTCTTACCAACCTTTGATCTTCTAATCCTAACTCACCAAGTACCTGTTGCCCATATTTCCCGCTCTTACCAAGACCTTCTATGAATTTTGTAAACGCTCCAGCAGCATCTGTTTCCCATAGCGCCTTAAATTCTTTAGCGCTCATGCCAGATACTTTTGCAAACTTGTTTAATGATTCTCCGCCATTATTGGCAGCATTACTAATTCCAAACAAAACCTTTTGTACCGCAGTTCCACCAGCTTCTGCTTGTACACCAACTGATGTAAATGCTGTACCGATACCAAACAAATCAGATTCCGATAATCCAACAACTTTACCAGCACCAGCTATTCTTGTAGAGAATGTAGTGATTTCCTTTTCAGTAGTTGCAAAATTATTTCCTAAATCAACTATTGAAGCACCGTATTTATCAACATCTTTTGCACCTTTTTGATATATATTACCAATTCTCGCTAACGCTGTTGCAGCTTCTTCTGTACTTAAATTTGTAGATACACCAATTGCTGCAATTGTTTTTGTAAAATCAACAAGCTCATCTTTGGCAACACCTAGTTGTCCACCTAATTCACCAATTCTATTTAATTCATTTACAGATAAAGGAATCTCTTTTGCCAACGCTCTAAATTGTTTTTCTAATTGCTTGAATTCTTTTTCAGTTGCAGTAGTTGTTTTTCTTATCCCTACAAATGAATGCTCAAAATCTATAGCAGCCTTAACAGATTCTTTTATAGCATCTGTCATGTACCTAACTGCAACACCAATTGCCCTGAATACACTAGCTATACCTATAACTTGCAATAATCCTTTAGCTACACCATTTAGCTGAAAAAATCCTTTTTTAGTTTTACTTGTACTTGTATCTAAGCTTTTTAATGATTTTTTTGCTTTTTTTACACTAGCTTCAAGTCCTTGCACCTTTAATGATGCTTTAATTTCAGCTTCTTTATCACCAGCTTTCCTATACTTCCTAACCTCTGCACGTGCTTTAGCTAGGTCGCTTTGTAAATGTGCAAGACTAACCTGTAAACTTAATTTTGTATTAGCTCTTTGCTTCTTGCTAAAATCTTTTAGATTATTTTCTACATTTTTCAAATCCTTATCGAATTGACGTGTATCAAGCGTTAAGCCTATAACTACTTTATCAGACATTTATTTTTTATTAGTTTATATTGTTTCCAAGCTCCTCCTCTCTTTTTCGTTTATCTTTTAATTTTTCAAGCCTATCTCTTAATAATGCATTTGCGTCTATACCATTTTCTTTTGCATTCTTTCTTGCAGCCTCTTGCATATTCTTCTTTTGACCTTCTTCTGTTTCACTTCGTATGTTCCATACAATCCCTTCTAACATGTATTTAACAGTTCTCCATGTTTTATCAAGCAATGAATCTAGCGTCTCATTAGATTTCTCTACTAATTTCATTATTAATGCACTATCTGGATCATTTGCTTCTTGCGTGAAAAAGTCATCATCCTTTTTTACTTTCTTTTCCTCCTGCTCTTTTCCATACATACCAGCACTCCATTTATCAACAACTTCTGATAAAATTAGATTTATTTGGTATTGATTTATTTTATTAAATAATCTTCTACTAAACCCTAATTTAATTATACCATGCTTAACATAGTGTTCTTTTAAGAATTTAAAAAGCCATTCTGAAAGGTTTAAATCTTCGTCAATCATTTTTCTGAACTCTATTAACTCCCTAAGTGTTGCATCATTGTATCTGAATAAAAAACGTTTCTTCTTAACAACCAGCTCTAACTCGTGTGTATCTTTTAAAAGTTCAATCATATGCTTTGTTTATATGTTTTCAATTTAATTATACACAAAAAAAGAGCGGTATTTCTACCGCCCCTTTTAACTATGCTTAAAGCATTTCATCATGGAAATCAACTTTAGACCCTTTTACAGATGTAAATTTGAATGATGTACCGTCTAAACCACCAGCACGAACTGCATTTACAAACTGAATACCATATTCAGATGTGAATGTTGCTTTTGCCAATTTGATGAATTTAACTTTGTTTTCATCATTAGGATCAAGAGCAATAACTCGTACAGAGAATTCAGGAAGTGTAACTACACCAGCTGTAAGTTCTAACACTTCTGCAGCATTTGGTGTGTAGTCGTAAGTAACAGTGATAGTTTGATCAACAGTTGTGATATTACCACCTGATACAAACGAAACACCATACCGAGTACCTTTAGTACTATTCTCAACTACGTTGTAATCAGTACCAGCAGTCAATGCACCGTCTACTGAACCAACAACAGATGTAATAGTTGGAGCACTACCATCAGCGTTTTGACCATCTAATTCACAGAACACTCCGTATTCAATTGGTGATCCGAACTCTTGTGTAGCACCACTTACAGCAGCACCAGTAACGCTAGTTTTAGAACCACCTAAAAGTAATTCCATTGTATCTATATCAAAAGATTCGTAGAAAGTACCTTCAATAGTAGCTTCTGCTTCAACAACTTTTAAAATTTCACCACATGAATCTGTATCAATTACAGTTTCGTTAGCAGCGTTGTTGAACGTGAATACTACATCATTAGTACATCCAAGTCGTGTATAACAACTCTCTCCTTCTTTTGCTACATCAACATATCCGATAAACTGCGCTATCTTGTTTTTGTTTATAGCCATTTTTTAAAATATTAAATAATAAATGCCACTTAATCATTTAATACTTTACGTTTAACGTCCGCCGACGAGTATATAACGGTACTATCCGACTATTTGTGAAAAATCATATGTCATTGTTGACCAGTAGAAACCTGTTGTTAATTTATTAACCCCATCAGTCCTACTAAGAAATTTATTTCTAAAGTAATAATTGTTATCAAGTAAATTATTACCATTTTTAAATGTTTGTTTTATAGCTTCGCATATACTCTCAAGCTCTAATGCGGTTTTAGAATATGCAATTATTTGAAATATATTAGATTCAACACACGCGTCTTCATGCACCTCAATCTTTCTTTCTACATAAATTAAATTATCATTATTTATAAACTCATCAGAGTTTAATGGTCGTTTAAATGTTATTCTATTAGCAGGTACAATCGCATTTATTAACGGCGAATTCTCTAGTTGTGTTATCAAATCTTGTACAATCATTGTGTCAATATATTAATAATTTCTTCTATACTGTCGTTTTTTGCTCTCTCTAAGTAATGTTGTCCATCTCCAGTATACACTACACTTCCACCTCTATGGTAATTGTATATTTTACCTACCCCGTATTCTACGTATTTTGCGTAATCAACATATTCTGTACCAATCTCAACATACATCCCATTTTCATATCTCATTACTGGTGATGTATCTATTGAATCATGTAGAAGTCCTGTATCAATTGCAACTATCTTTTTAACCTCACCTTCCAAATAAAGTCCAGCTTTATAAAGCTTCCTTGCAAGATTATCTTTTATTCTACTACTTTGTCCTTCTAAATTAACCATTATATTCATCTAGTAAATAAACAACATGATGTACTGCTGGCGTTGCACCCCTTATTTTTTGCCTAGATGTTATTAAATACATTTGATTATCTATAATACACCTATCACCACGCTTAGCTTGATCGTGTTGTGGCTGTACTTGTATTAACCATGTATCAGTCTGGCTTTCTTGATACCCCTCCGTTTGCTTACGCTTAGTAGTTGAATATCTCATCATCCTACATGGTAAATCTGTATACAAAGACACTTCTGTTTTTATCTGTTCACCAATAGCATTTTTCACATAATTTATTGTGAATATATCAGCTCTATCTTGTAATGCGTCTATGTATGCCATTGTTTTATATTAAATTGTGAATTGTAACATCCCATTCCTGTATTTTGCCAATAATCTATTAGCTAATGGTGGTATACCTACATTTATTTGCTCATAATCTCCACCAGCACTTCCTAGCCCCGATTTAGAGCCTTTACTTATCTTATATGATGAAGAACTCCATTCTTCGCTTTGAGCGTCTGAATTACCGCCTATTAACGTTGTTTGACTATCCAATCCGTTCTGTTTTTTAAGTAATTCATTTTCTGTAATTATTATATGTGCCTTTGTAATGTCACATGGTATTTTTTCATCTTTTCCACATCCACAATCAACATCGTTAAAAGGTACTTTCCTATCACATGAAAAATGATCACGTTTAGGTATTTGTATGTATGAATCAACTATATCCTCTGCTAATAATGCAACCTTGTTCCATTCTGCTAAAGTTAATGCTGACCAGTCATTTTTTGAATAAGAATTAAATTCAGCCTGTGTACTATATGTTGCTTCTGTTGTTAGTGCCATATTATTTTATTATTAATGCCATTATTGCTCCGCCAAATGAAATTAAGATGAATGTGATCATCCCATATACAACCTTTTCTGTTATCTTGCTAGCATATTTTTTATCAGCACCAGCAATAAATTTCTCAACAATGTCCTTTAATGCTGCATGTTCGGACGTGTTTGTTGCCTTTAGGTTAGTAATCTCTGTTTCGACTCTAGCCATTCTTTCAGCCATATCCATTTTATAAATTGATTAAATCTTTTTTAGTTCTTTGCTTTCTCCAATTAAAGAAGAATATTCCCAGTACTGATACCATTATATAGTATAAAGTTGCCATTAAAAAATAAAACACCTTTAAATCGTAATGTTTTTCTTTAAACGCATCTTTTACCATATAATAATAAAATAGTGTGTCGGCTTTTACTTTATGGAATATTGTATTCCCACGCCAATAAAGGAAATCATGATGTGAACAATCCGCTTCAAAAATAAAGTTTGGGATTAGCAGAGCCGCTTTTGCAGCTCCACACCCATTGCTTATTTTGTCTTTTTGTTCCTGTGTTAAGTCTCTATAATGTAACATTTTCTATTGTTGTAATAATGTTGATATACTTTCAGGCAAATTTGAAACATCATCTCCAACACCTTGTAAAACATACCCTTTTAATTGTGCATATTTATCAGCAGGCATTATTGATTCAAAATATCTCATATAATAAACTAGAGCTTTTTCTATATACAAAGGAAAAGTAGTAGCCAATCCAAATAGCAAAACTTTTAATGCAAATTCATGTAATAAAGAAACGTTTAAATTTCTTATAATTTCCAAAGAATCAACAGCGTCTTGATTTGTTTCAGCATGTAACAGCCATGTATATAAATTTGTATAATGAGTAGTTGCAATGAAACTAGAACTAAACACATCTACCAGTTCTGTCAAATTAGCAATTTCTGCATCCCAATCAATACTTGTATTTGTATTGCTTTTTACAAAATCTAATACAGCACTTTCAATGTACATATTAAATAAATCATCCACTTCGGATTCAATTTTCATATCTATTGGTAATTGTGAATTGACATTGTCAATCCATCCTTGAGTAACTAAAAACTTCATATTATTGTAATTTATTAATAATTAATACAGATTTGTCAGCAGGAGTAGTAACAGTTCCAGAATTTGCCATCCTAATACCATGAATGCTTATAACGTCACCATCTGCACACGTTATAATTTGCTTAACACTACTACTTGATTCTTTATGCCCATTCAAATTCCTTATATATCCACCAGCACCTATTGCCCCTTGTCCAGCGCCATTTACAAGAACTTCAACACCAACGTTTACACGACTAGAAGATGCTTCATTGTACAATGAAGTATAAACTTCATATATACCCTCTGTAACGGTTACACCATTTGTTCCAGGCGTGAATACATCTATATTTGTATTATGAGTAGCTGTTGCATTCCATGTAACCTCTGTTCCAGCTGTAGATCCATTAAGCGTAGTCATGGCTTGGTTAACTAATTGAATAGCACTTGTCCTATTGTCTACATATTGTTTGTCCACAAGAGACCTATCAACAAAATCATCTGAATAATCAGAAACATATTCAATACCAGATCTATTGCCAACTGATCGCAAATCATTAAATACAGTCTTTGTATTCGATGTTTGTAAACTACCACTATTTGATGTAATTGCAGCTAAATCAGAAGTTAACTCTAATTGAGCGCCTGCCCCAGTCTCAATAAACACGTCATCTGCATTAACATTAAAATAACTAAGTGCTGGCAAATCTAATCCATAAGTTTTAGAATCTCCAGATATAGTAGTATCTTCGCTTAAATTACCACCAAGTTTTAAGGTTGAAACCTGTCCAGAAGTTGTTTTTGTTATCCCGTTATTTGCGTTAACGAATACAGTTGGACTTGTGAATTCTAATACGTGACTTCCGTCTGTTGTTAAAACTTGATTTGCTAAACCGTCATTATCAGGTAGTGTCCATATATGATCAGCCGCAACTCCTGATGGTGATTTGAATCCTACTGGATGTGCAGTTGAATAATTCCCTTGGTAAAATCTTAATTCTGAATTTAATACCTCAAGGCTACCATTCCCAGTGCCTGATTTAACTATCATTCCAGCACCACTATATGCAACGTCAGTATCACCGAATGTAACCTCTAAATTATCAGAACTTAAAGCACCTTTTGCTCTAAAGACATTTTCACCATCTTGATCTCTGAATGTAGCTATGTTCCCATATGCGGGATCAGCCTGAACCCCGAATGTTGATGATTCAGACCCTTTCCCAACTTCAAACAAGCAATTCATCCCAGTAGAACCATTATCACTAGAAACTCTAACCTTACCAGTATTATCTATCATCATTGCGTCATTCCCAGCAGTTTGGAATCTTAGCGTATCATCATCGGCAGTACGTTCAGTTTGAATCCCAGTGTCAGCATCAGCGTCAAATACAGATGATCCAACATGTCCATCTACATATTCCTTATCTACTAAAGACCGAGGAGTGTAATCAGCTGAATAATTGGCAGCATATACAGCACCTTGAAAGTTAGCAACGTCACTACTAATAGATATGTTTATTGGATCTATTGTAAAAATTGTTCTTGTGGCATTACCGTCATCAGATCTCGAAAAACTTAAATTATTAAACCTGTAACTAGCATCTGCATTTTGATTAGATCCAGTATGTGTAGATACGTAAGATGAACCATTAGGATCTTGACTATATGCAGCACTCGCAACTCCGTCATCTGTTTCAAAAATAAATTCATCTTCATTAAATTCAACGTGCAATTCTGTATTATCAAAATATAATGAATTTCCATCTATATCAACTGTGCGATCACCACCGCTTATTGTGCCATCAGAATTATATATATTTACTACGCCATTAACTATTGCAGTATCTACATACTCTTTATCTACTAACGATCTATTTGTATACCCAGTAGAATAATCAGCTGCATACTCAAAACCTTTTGTTGTGGCTCTTGCATCTGTTATTTTAGCATCTGTATTCCCAGATCTTATTTTAAAATCTGATACCGTACTTGTAATTGCCCATAATAACGAATCTTGATGTCCAAGCTCAAACTCACCTCCATTTGCAGCTGCTATCTTCATTACAGCACCATCAAATTCTATCTCTCCATTCCCATTAGCTGAATAAAACCCAAACCAATTAAGGTTGTTAAATTCCATTGAATGCCCATTACCGTTAACAGTCCTGTTAGCAGTTAATGCTCCGTCAGCTGTGTATAGGTTAGTTGTAGATGCAATTATTTCATCTATCGCGTCCTGTATGTTGCTAGCAACTATACCAGAAGTGCTATTGTCGTAGAACAAATTTTCTACCTTTTTATTTCCCATAATATTAATTAGTTAGTTATTAAATCATAATGAACAACATTTGAAGCATCTATCCAACTCACTTTGTGAGTGCCAGAAGTATCCTTATGGAACTGTAATGATTTTGATGAATCATAAACATGTGTTGCAGATGTCAAATCTAAACCATCTTTAGATAATGTAAAAAACTTATCAGTAAAATTTGAATCAGCTTTTAAATCCCAATTACTACAATCATTAAAACTACATCTTTGCCAATAAACATCTGCAGTTGTACTTTCTGTCATGTTTAAAACACGTGATATATTACAAAGCTCTATGTTTAAATTTGGTATATCAATACCCTCTAACCTTTGAGATACTATTGTTGAGTTAATTCTTCTTATTTTATTGTTTACTATATCACCAGTTCCACCATTCATAAAAATTGACTGAATGACATTGTGTGCAAACGCGCCACCTAAATTCATCTTATCTATTGTCCCAATTATATTATCATAAGCATTACTCGCCAACACTGTGGAATGGATGTAAGATGATACGTTGTCATATACGTCAGAGTTAAATGTAACATATTTAATGTCTGTAAATATATTTCTTCTAAAATCAAATCCCGCATTAAAATGTACAGCTTTATTCCATATTGTATTCTCAAAGCAATTCCCTGAAAATTTAACGTCAGTTATATTTAACGTTTCTGAATTATTTTGAGCAATTAAAACATTGTTCCCATGATAACCACTATAATACCCAGCATTACTTAAATAATCATGATCTAAATTACCTATAAAAATATTTTTCATTTGACCACCACGCACATCGTTTAAATCATCTAAATTGCACAATGTAGGGCAATCAATGTAATCATTTGAATCGACCGTTAACGTTTCCCCACTGATAGATATGTTGCTATCCTTATATGATAAGTACTTCCCTACTGTATAACTAACATACCCACTAGAATCAGCTGTTATTTTCCATCTTCTATATCTAACACTAAAATCATGCGCTATATCTATATCCCTAACAGTATCAATCCTCCTAAATATCCAACCATTCCGAGGTGTACCATCAATTGTTTGGTCATTATAAAAATCATAGTAAATAATATCTTCTGGATAATCTTGGCTATATGCAACATTGCTAATATTTATATCACTAATCCCTTTAACTATTAAAGCCTCGATAGATTCTGTTCGCACAATATTTGTAATTGGCTGCACATACTTAGTAGCGTAATCAGTTATTTTGTAATATTTGCCAACAATAACCGAACTAGAATCTATTAAATTTTTTAATTCAGCATATGTAACTTCTAAAGGTTTTATCAAATTATCAGCATACTCCTTATCTATCAACGACCTGTTTATAAAATCAGCTGAATAATCAGCACTATAATACATACCAGCAAAATTTGATGCGTTACTTTGAACCTGTAAACCTCCTATCCCATGAGATATTTCATGCCTTGTAGAGGCACTGTCGTTGTCAAAATACAGCCCAAGAGTATATAGACGTGTAGATCTAGGCTCTGCAGTATCCTCTGCTGACATCTGATCGTTTTGAAAATGCATATACCTATCAGTACCACCTATAAACAACTCTTTATGTTTCCCAAGTACAATATAAGTATCATAATCTAAATCTCCACCAAGTCTAATATCGTTATATGTTTTATTTAAGCCATTTGAAGCAGTTACAGTGCCAGCAATTATTTCATCTATTGCATCCTGTACATTTGTTGCAACAAGCCCAGATACGCTGTTGTCATAAAACAAGTTTTCTACTTTTTTATTCCCCATTTCTTTTTTTGTTAAGCTTTGTTTGTCCTTTCTGAATAATATCTAACATTAGCATCAATTATAGAATTATTTTCTATATTTAATACTATCTCATCACTTCCATTTACACTTAATGTGAATTTTATACCATCACTACTTGTTAATGATGGTTTTAATAAAGTACCAGTTTCTTGAGATTCAAGTACTGAATCAAGTCCAGCAGTAGTGTCATCTGAATTTAATGTGTTAATTGTTACATTTGCGAATTCAGAACCTCCATCTATATCCATTATTTGCTTAACTCTTCTATTGTTGATGTTCCCTATAATTAAATCTTGATTTGTACCAGCTGCTACATTTAAATAATCAATCTCACCAAATTCAGGATAAATATCTGGCAAATAGACGTATTGACCAAGAGATATATCTATATATACATTATTTTTAAACAACGACGTACCATAATTCAATGTATGCGCAACACCATCGTATGAAAAATCCCATTGTAATGCCCCGCTCTTAAATAGAGTGTTATATGTTCCGATTATATTCATATCCTTACCCTCAAACACAATCCCTTTAGTTTTTGTTGTATTTAAAACTATAGAGTCAACGCCATCAACAGTTAGCGACGATCCATTTTTTAAGTGTACAAAAGACCTACCTCTAAAATTAAATATACCTCCACAATGACCATAGTAACAATGATCAATACTCTCAAATTCAGTTCTTTTTGAATCAACATATCCAGGATTATACACAACCCTCCAATACATATAAGAATTATAATATCCTATCCTATCACTTGCTATTGTTAACGCATAATGATTAAACCATGAATCGGTATTTTCTGATGGCGTAGATGGTCTTAATTGATGTAAGCATGTAAAAGTCGAAAATATACCACCTTCTTCACTAGGTGAATACACCCTTGCATGTAACTCCAAAAACGACTTATAAAATACTATATTTTTACTTATATTCATGCCATTTACCGTGTTCCTACCAACTAAATTTACACCATATATGTATGTCTGACATCCAGTTATCTCTCCGTCTATAGTTGTATTACCAGAATCTATATTTAAATACGTAACCCATACAGTACCACTACCGCTCATTAAATTTTCGAATGATAAACTTTCGCCAGAAGCCATTACAAAATTAGTAGCTGGTTCTACTATCATATTTGGTGAATACGAAAAAGGTGCGCCATATCCAGCAGTTAAAACAGTTGCGTCATTTTCTGCTATAGGTAGCAATGTCGGAAATGCTGTGTAATCATCATTATCAGATAAAAATCTGCCAACATGTTCATTCACTGTATATGCTTTACTTGAATCTTCGTGTTTCCATATTGAATTGTCTGTCAATGTGACTGTATCTACTTGCTGTAATTCGCCAGTTATTTGAATGTAATTACTCCAAGATGAACCATCTATTGCAAAACCATTAAACTTAAATGTATTTGCATCTATAGTGTGCGTACCAGCTAAATACACTATTAATATTGATGTTGCTATTATTGGCTTTAACTGCTTTTTAATAGGAACTATAGTTGCGTATGGATTAGCTAGTGAACCATCTCCAGTTGTATCACTCCCAGTTGTAGAAATATAAAAAGTCTTAGGAGTATCCTCTACACCTTGATCAGCAGCACCACCAGCACCAAATTTTTCCCATGATGATGATAATGTTGGATTAAGCGGATCTATTAATTGGTATGTACCATTATTATCAGGATTAGGATCGTCAAACACTATAGCTCTACGCCCATAATACATATATGGCGCTCCGTCATGCGCCTCCTGTTCCGTAGCGTTAATCATGTCTGCATGCGTTTCGCAGTACATATCCACTAACGGTGCGGCTTTTTCACTCTCGAAGTTCGCCGCGAAACTTGTAACTCCTTTTATTCTTGCCATATTTATTTATTGTTAAAAGAAAAACCTTAACTGAACCGCCCCTGTAAGCACTCCGTTATGTTTATATTGTGTATAATTTACAACAGATCCATCAGCATCCATTGTGTGTGTAACTGCAGTTTGATCCCATAAAGACAAACTTCCAGATTGTGAACCGTTCATCCATTCCCAAGCACCTGATACTGTATTGTAAAATTGTACACCTGATAATGAACCAAAACTATCAGCAAAATGTGCAGTATGTTTATCACTTCCACTTTCAGCAACCATATC